GCTAGTTACACCCTCGGTATTAGTTATTACAATGTCTGTCATTTCAATTCCTGTAAACTGAGTATATTATAATCGATAAATAACACTACAAATAAAGTGATGCTTCGATAGTTATATTTATCGTTTTTATTAAAACATCACATATTGGAGAGAATATGACACAGAATACTAACCCTTTAGCAGATTTTTACAGAAATCCCAAGTTATATGTAGCATTACCAAGTGGTACTGATTTTTATAGCAAAGATGTTGTTGAAATGACCGAAGTTGGTGAACTGCCGGTTTACCCAATGACAGCAAAAGATGACATTCTTACAAAAAACCCAGACGCACTATTAAATGGTGATGCAGTTATAAAACTTGTTAAGAGTTGTGTTCCTGCTGTAAAAAATCCTGCTTTACTACTTGCCCCAGATATGGAAGTATTGCTGATTGCAATTAGACAAGCAAGTTCAGATACTAAATTTATGGAAGTTTCTAGAAACTGTCCAGAATGCAATGAGCCAAACAGATTCGATTTTGACTTATCTGTTGCATTAGCAGAATCACAAGAGATCGAAGCACTCAAAGAAGTTGTGTTATCAAACGGTTTAAAAGTATTAATATCGCCTACAAATTACATGCACACCATACAAGGTGCCAAGGCAGTTATAGAACAAAATAGACAGTTTCAAAATATAGATGTAAATAACAGTGACGAACAATTAAAGGCATTAGGTGATGCACTGGAAAAACTTAGCACAATGAACTACGAAGTTATTCTTAATTCTATAGTAAGTATCACAATACCAGATTCAGGACTTGTAGTTGACGATGTAAAACAAATTGCAGATTTTTTAGATAATGTAGAAAAAGCAATTGGCATAGAATTAAATGATGCAGTTTCTCAAATTAACAATGGTGGCATCCAAAAAGAAGTAGAAATGCAATGCGGTGAGTGTGAACATGTTTACACTACACCTATAAACTACGATCCAGTAGGTTTTTTCTTAAATTCCTAGGTGGGGCAGACCCTGAGCAAATCAGGGACTATCTAGGAAGTCTAGAACAGCAAACAGAAGATATCACAAAAGGCATTGCCGATTTTGTAATGTATTCTGAAGGTGCTATTGACTGGCCTACTGCCTGGCATATGGGCGTAGTCGATCAGGTTATGGTACTACAGTCTTTTAGTTCGTATATTACTGCCAAGAACGGCGGTAAAAAAGATAATGAAATGAAACAGGAAATGATACCTGATTCTGCACCTCCGCCATCAGAGGAATAAGTCTTTACTGTTATTGCCTTTTAATTGTTCCACATGCATAACACCATCATCATGCTCGTTTATCAAATGCTCTAAGTCAAGTTGTTCTAACTGGTCTACTATAGATTCGATTTCGTCGGATAGATAACAATACTCTGAAACACAATTAATCACATTACCAGGAACCACACTTGCTTGTAATTTATACTTGGTGCGATCAAACATTGGTATTTGTTCATTGTGTTTTAAATGCAGTAATGCATGGTTAATGTTTCTGTGCATTACAAGACGCATAGCATCGAGTTCTTGTGCCGCTATACCAATGAACCCTTGATGTGTATTGTGTTGCATAGCGACGTTTATAATGCGTTGTAGACCCCCTAGGTGACTGCACACTAATACTCTGTTATACAGTTGAAACCAACTTAATTTAAGTATGTAATTATCATGCTGTGGGTCTAGTAGGTCGCGGAAAGATACAGTATGCTCCGGCTTAAAATTTTTTACATTCCTACCCAGCATATATCCAGCACCATCTTGCTTTATTATCCAATCGGCATACTCAGGTGCTTCGCTGTTTGTTTTAACTATGATTTCATCAGGGGAATCCTTGTACACCGACTCTGCTACATGTTGTGGAAACTGTTGCACAAGAAAACACATACTGCCTATCTTGGCAAACTCATGTGCAACTGTTACATCATGCTCTGCTATAGCCAATACACATTCTAGGAAGTCTTGTGGATGTCCTGATAAACCGTTGTGTTGTTTATCCAATAAAAGTTTAAACAATCCTAAGTTTCTAAAAGTCATGAGGTTGTCGATGAAACTGTTATTGTTTAAGTTATCACATGCTTCAAGAAATTCATGTTTTATGTGTAACCAATTATCTTCTACTGGTATCATGTTAATATTTATGTGTTAATGTTTATAGACACTTCGTGTCTTTGCCAACTGCAAACTTCATTCACTTCGTTCAATCAGTTTTTGTTTGCAATTTTTTTAAAAGAAGTTATCAAGTAACTTGAGCCATAATTCTCCTTATGCAAGGAGAACAATGTCAGGTGTCATCAAGTGAACCATTACCATCTCTAACTCGGGTGCTATTAGGAACCAGTGAGCCTTTTGTCCCCATACACTACCGTCTCGAATCTCACGGAAATTGTTATAACCTTGTAGAGTTTAGTTATATCAATTTGTAGGTTGCTTTTTCTCAGAGCCTACATCCTTCTAATACTGTTTGTCGTGTGTTTGTATCTTTGCCGCTATACATCTCCAGAATCTCGCACCGGGTGTTTCCATTGCCGGATTGTCAAAGAGCCCGATATTCAGTGCCTCGGTTGGGGCGGGTGTATAGTCCTATTTGTGTGCCGTAATGTGAGTTAGACTTTGTGTCTGAGTGTGCCGTGTTTTTTGTGTTCTTCAGCAAATAGTTATCGTCTTATGATGTTGCTTATAACATTTTTTGAGTAATCCTAGTCATAAATATTGCTATGGAGCATTTTACGATCACCGGCATTTTGACTAAAGATCAGTGTACTGAAATAATAAACAAATTACCAGACGAATCTCCCAACCCTGGGGGTTTTACAATGGTACCTGGTTACTGGACTGACACCGACTGGAATAACACACATAAAACATTTAATACGCACCGGATACGATTAACACGGGAGTTAGCAGAGTATGTTAGCAGTTTGATCAAGCCAGTAAGTATAGATTCAGAACCATACATAATAACAAAGCATAATGTTTTCTATGCTAATTATTATAACAAAAATGACACTTGTACTAAACACAAAGATCTATCAAAGTACTCTATATGTATTCCCCTCAATGACGAGTTTGAAGGCGGGATATTTTATATTGAGGATAAGCCTGTAGAACTAAAAGCAGGGGACGGAATACTTTTTCCAGGTGATACAGAACATGAAGTAAGCAAAGTTATTTCTGGTACTAGATGGAGTTTATGTATCTGGATTATGGAGTGAATCTTTAACGCCTTCACGTAAGATTTTTGAACCACCTACTCGAACGTTGATAATACCATTGTAGTAGTCATCACGCAATAACACTTTTCTTTCAAATTGTTCTCTTGCTTCTATATAACTAGCAACGCCTCTGCTAGGACAAAAGTATAAAATCTCTCTGGTAAATTTATCTTCACCTAGTGCTTCTACGTCTTCTTTTAGATTGTCCGAACTGCCCCAATAAGTTTGCCAATCGCTTTCTTTGAAACCACGGCGTTTATTCTTTTTGCCTTTGAGTGGTGGTTTAGTAGTTTTAAACTTTGCTAGTTTCTTACCTACATACTTTTTGTTATTTGTGTTGTTAGTAATTAGATACACGAATGCTTCGCAATCTTCGGGTAAGTTGTCTACTGCCTTTCCGTTGTATGTCCAGTTGCTCACCTAACTTTCCACATATTCCGTATCAGTGTTGTAACTAGTGAAGCCGCCTTCTTTGATTACATATAATACATCATTTACTCTACCACTGAGTTCTTCTCTGTGTGATATAAGCATGATATTTTTGTTTTGTTCTCTGCTCATTTTCTTGAGTATGCCCAATGCATTCTCTACACCAACACCGTCTAAACCACTGTCAATAAGTTCGTCAATGCATAAAAAGTTCATTGGGTGATTAAGACTTTCATATATGTCTCTGAATGCCCAACTCAAACTCAGTATTAGTCTGTTACGTTCACCTCTACTTAAATTATCAAAGTCTAAGTCTCTGCCATACTCTGTGATCTCTACACTTAGGTCACTGTTAAATTTAACATCATGTGGCAAACCAATAGCATTTAAGTAGTGTGCCAGTCTGTGATTCAAGTAAGCAATGTTTTGATCAATAATACGTCTACGGATAAAACTGTCTTTGCTTGTTAGCAGTTTATACAAGAACTCTTGGTGATCTTTTAATGCTGTGAGTTCATTTATAATATCCCAACTGACTTCTTGTATACCAGTTTGTTTCATAGATTCTATTTGTTCTATGTAAGGATTTTCTTCGTTGTTCTTGTCTTCAATACTTTGTATTAAGTTATCTACATTATTTCTATGAGTAAGGGCCTCTTCTAGTGTTCTATAGAAGGTTTTAGGGCGTTCTTGAACAGGTCCTAGCATTTCTACGCCTGTTTTTAACTCTTTTTCTTTAGTGATTAGGGTGTTGTTATATGTCCTTTCCTCTGTTATTTCGGTGTTTAAATCGGCCGTATATTCTTCATGTGTGTCTAAATGTGCTGTATCTTGTCCACAAGCAGGGCATGTACCTTCTTTTGCTTTAGCCAAATTTGCTTCTAGTGTTTGCAGTTTAGTATTACTTCGTTTAATACTGGTTTCTGTGTTAGTGATATTGCTTACTAATACATTTAAATTTGCTTCGTGATCTTTTATTTCAACTAATGCATTATGCTTTGCAATTTCTTCGTCTACATCTAGTTCGTTGACTTCTTCTAGAGCATCAGCCATTTCAGATAGTTTAGATTTCTTATTGGCTTCCCAGGCCATACTGCGGCTTTCAATTTCTTTGATATTCTTTTCCATTCTAGCATTGCCATCTTTGACAGCATTGATTCGAATTTCCTCTTCCTTGATACTGTCTCTAGTATCCTTCATTCTTTCTTTGAGTGTTTCTGCTTTTTCTGACAACTCCTGTATACCAAGTAGTTGCTCGATCATGTCTCTCTGATCGTTATTTTTCATGCCTAAGAAAGGTTCAGTGTATGTGTTTAGTGCAACAATATGCTTAAACATTTCGTGAGTAAAGCCAATTATTTTTTCAATGTGTTTTTGTGTTTCTCTGCTGTCGCCTTGTTGCTCTTGATCACCTGACTCAGTACCGTTAACAAAGAAACGTAATATATTAGGACGTCTGCCTCTTTCTATACGATATTCAACACCGTTAAGTTCAAAGTCTACACTAACTATCATGCCCTTGGCATTTGTTTTGTTAATTAAGTTATCGCGACGAATGTTAGTAAGTGCTTCACCATATAATGCGTAACTGAGTGCATTAATAATAGTAGTCTTACCTGTGCCATTTCTACTACCGTCACCACCTAGGTCTAGATTGTTACCTAGTACTAGTGTTAAGTTCTTGTCGTCAAACCGCACACCTTGAACGTTGTTTCCAACACTCATGAAATTCTTGACACTTATATTTTTTAGTTTAAGCATATATTATAAATTCTGGTAAATGTCAATTAACTTTTCTGTGTTAATTGTATTACTTTCGATAGTTTGTAATTGACTAATAACAATTTGTTCAACACTTTCAAATGATATTTCGCCGGCTTCGTATTCTTCTTCAACTTCTTTAATAGGTACAAGTTGTATTTCTCTACACTTGTATTTTTCCATAAAGTTTTCTTTTATAAATGTTGCTTCTTCATAACTAATATCAACATCTAATTTGATTCTTGCATAAGTATATGCATCTAAATATTTTGCAGGATCATCAATTAATTCAACAAGTCCGCATGTAACATACTTAGGACACTTAGGCCAGTTTACATATACTGGTTCCTTGTCCCATTCAAGATACATGTAACCTCTATCATTGTCTTGTGCGTCTGCGTAATTGTGTGGAAATGCATTACCTATATAATGAATGTTTTCGTCATATTGTCTTTTATGAAAGTGTCCACTAAACACATATTCTGGATTACGCAACATTGATGCATTAATGCCACCGTGGTCTGGCATCTCTATCATTGCATTCATTTTAAAGAACGGTAATTCAAAATGACCAAACATATACTTGCATTGCATTTTAGCAACTCTCTTGTATTCGTTTTCTACTAACCAAGGTACAATACCAACATTGCCTTCTTCAAACAACTCGTCTATCATTACAAAGTTGTTTAAGTCTCTAGCAAACTCCATGCTGTTTAATTCACGTTTATCTCTGTAATATAAATCGTGATTACCTGTGATAAAGTATACTTTGTTAAATGCTTTGTTAAGTTTCTTAAGGTCTCTCCAACTAGCATTTAGTGTTGCTACATTAACACTTGCTCTATGATGATGCCAGTCGCCTAAAAAGAAACAGGTTTCAGCACCGCGGACTTTTGCCTCAGCAATAAACCAGTCAACAAAATTACTACAATCTTTTAAGTGTTGATGACTATTAGATTTTAGTCCGTAATGTATGTCCGTAAAGACAACTGCTTTTTTAAATAAATTGTCTGTCATACTTAGGCATCCGATTCTGAATTTTTTGCTTCTCTTAAAGCCTTAATTTCATTTTCGTGTGCTATCTGTCTGCCATAACTTGGTAAGTGCCCAGAGTCGATTAATATGTCGTCTCTGATGTTTTGATTTTTCTTTTCTATGTTTAACACTCTTGTAAAACTATTTGTAATTGCGGCTGTATAATAAGCAAATGGATTATCCGATTTTGCTTCATTGAATTGTAATCCAATCATTGCAAGTTGTAGTAATGCCTGTCCTCTCATTTCGTCAACATAAGTATAGCCTCTCCAATTAGATCTTTGACTATATCTATCTACTAACTTAAGGTACATCTTACCTAATTCGTTTGTAATGCTACCATGATCAACAGAAAACTTACCACTCTTAGGACCGCCTTTCCAGTGACTCCTAGCAACCTCTTCCCATGTACCGTTTATCAAGCCATAATGCTTAAATGGTGGAAAGTTTGCTTTTGCTTTTGTTTCTGCTTCGTTTCTAGGATTCTTTTTTCTGCCTGGCTCTAATGGAATATGCTCGTAAGTCATTTGCCTTACTACTACATCTTCGTCTGCAATATCCTCTAGAGCAACTAAAAAGTCTTTTTGTCTAGGCTTTTTATTAGCAGGTCCGTCGTAATTTTCAACTGCTTTTTTATAAGCAATATCTTTCATTTTTCCTGCTTTGTTTTGTTTTGCTTCGAGTATCACTGCATCAGTAATTTCATCTTCTAAATTAATAATAATGTCTGGATAATCGTATTGGGGTGATTTAACCCAACAAAAGGACATCTTACTGAGATGTATTTGTTTAAGTAAATCTTTGTTGTTCAAGTATTTAACTTTTGCGACCATTGTGTCTCCTTATAATTAACCTTTATTATACATTAAATTTTTCTAGTGTCAAGTATAATTATCCAATTCTGGCCAATAACGGCTAGTTTATTGATATCGATAAATACATAGTACATTAGGAGAAAGAATGGCAAATACAGATTTAGGAAGAAATAGTAATCTAGACATTGACTGGAGAGCACGACTACAGGTTATGCGAGCCAATAAAGATTCATTCTTTCCAGATAGCCTAGTAAAGACTGATATATTGAGTCCTCTCAAGCCTGACCGCGGCATTATGTTTCACTACCAGCCAAGTATTTTTATAGCCTTTAGTGCAACGTATGATACACAGCAATTTCAAGGCACAAATTATCCGTTACATACTTATATGATGAGTTCGCCTCCTACAATACCATTACAGGTGCAGTATTCAGTGACTACACAAGAAGAAGCACGATATTTACTAGCAATAATGCACTTTTTAAAAGTTACAACTAAAGCAAACTTTGGTGAAGCGGCAGTATCATCTAATAAATTTGGTGCACCGCCGCCTGTTTTAGAATTTAGTTATTTAGGCCCCCATGGATACGACAGAGTACCAGTTGTTATTAATGACGTCAACTTTATTATGGAAAATAATGTAGACTATATACCAGTACAACATAATATTGCAAAAACTAACGGAAAATTTGTTAGTGCATTTAAAACACAAACAACTACAGATGGGACTACAGAAAATAATGCCGGAGAAGCCGCAGGAGTAACTTATGTACCAACAGACTTACAAATGACAATTACACTAATGGTGCAATACTCGCCTAGAAGACAGCGAAGATTATTTGACCTTGATCAAATGAAAAAAGGCGGAAATATAGGATTTATTTAATGGCAGTATATAACAAAAACAGTTTTTTAAAAGACGCACAAAATATGTCGTTTTATACAGGTTTAAATTACATGAATTTACCTGCAGTACCATCTACGGTAAGTGATCAAAAATTTTTAATTACTAAAAAATATGCCAGTAGGCCTGACTTACTTGCATTTGAAAAATTTGGTAGTCCTGAGTTATGGTGGATATTGGTACTAAGTAATCCAGAAATAATAAAAGATCCTATACAAGATTTCAAAGAAGGTACAATTATAAGATTAGTCACAGGTAGCCGAGCAAGACAGATAGCAGGTAATTAATATGGCAGAAATAAAATCAGAATATTTTGCTAATCCAGACCTATTCAAACACATACTGCCAAAAGAATTGCAAAGCAATATCCTATTTAATCCTACAGATGCATATTCCTCATACACTTATCGTTTAACTTTTAGTATGTTGCCATCTAATTTTTATACTGATGGTCTTGTGAATTTAGATTTAAAACAAGGTAACAGGATTATTATTGCACAAACAAGTGTTACTAAATTTCAAATAGATAATTTATCAATTAGTACTGTTGTACATCCATCGCCCCCTCCAACTATGAAAGGTCATAGTATGTACAATTACATAATGCATTTTGATTTAAAAGAACCATTTGGAATGTCATTTATTGATTTGCTGAATAGATCTCAATTTGAACTTAACAAAACTTTGGGCGAGAGTAACCCATTTCCTTTACAATCTATGCCGTACCTTTTGGAAATAGAATTGATTGGTCAGGAAGACAAATTAACAGAAAATGATAAATTATTTGGCGATATTAACAATGCTGAGCCTTTTTATCACACAGCAATACCCATAAGAATTATAAATTTTGATGTAAATCCAAGTCCAACAGGTTCTGAGTATAATATTCAAGCAGTTGCAATCGACGAAATAGTTGCATCTGCGGATTCATCTGTGCATAGAGTCCCGGAGGATATCAAAATTGTATCAGGTGCCAAAGGCACAGTTAACGAATTGTTTGAGAGTTTTACCAAACAAATGCAAAAACTACAAAAGACGCAGACTGGGGATATTGAATTAGAAAAACCAAAGCCAAGTATAGGTATTGAAAAAGGCGCCTACATGTTAGATCCTCTCGGACTTCCTGGATTGAAAACTATATTTAAAGATATGCCTATTGATAAAGAATATTTTGATACAATGCAAAATTTAACACTCACTACCGAGGAAGATGGCAATGAAACTATAGGTAGAATTGAACAGGCCGCAGAAGCCGGTGAAGAAAACCCACCCGAGGATGGCAAAAAAGCCAAAATTAAAATACATATCAATAAAAATACCCCAGTTGATGTTGTAATGTATGGCTTAGCCTCAATGAATCACAAATATGCAAAAACCAATCATAGGTATGATATGGATGAAGGCGAAGCACAATTAGATACTGAAAAACTCAATAAAGATAAAACACAATATATTACACCAGCGATTCGTAAAGAATACACGTGGCAAAAATTTGATGACAAATACTTGTATACATCGACTGGAAAACCAGCAATGGCATATACTTATGTACTTACCGGCAAACTAGATTCATCATCTGTGATAGATGCAAAAGAATTAGACATAGAAACCAGTACAACAAAAGGTGACAAGAGGAAAAAGGTTAAATTAGTACAAGCCGCAAAAGACAGGAATATTAATAAACTTTATGCTTATACATATTCTGGCATTAATGATCAGATTTTTGATGTTGATTTAAAAATAGAAAATGGTATAAGATATTTAGTACCAGTTGCAGGTGGACGACAAACTAATTACACACAGTCGCCAGCCGCACAAATAAGTTCAGCAGGCACTGATAAACTTAACGATTTCAATAGTAAAGTGAGGCCTACTACAAAAGATCAAATTCTTGAGAAGTTTGTAAAACTTGGCACAGATGCAAAAAATTTACTTACAACACTAGCAAAGTTGCCTATAACACTCACAGAAGATTTAGCCTCAGTAGCCTCTGGACTGAGTCCAGTTGGTATTACAAAACCAAATTCCAAAAATATTAGAAAACTCAATTTAAAGTTACCCAGTTCTCCGGTTGCAATATTACAAAAAACCAAAACCATAAAAGAATTGACCTCATATTTAGATACAATCACAAACAGAATATCAACTTTGCAGTCTGATGTGGAAGACATTATATCAAATGAAATTAGCGAACAGATAGCAAAAATTACAGCAAATGCTTTTACTCCTTTTGCAGTAATAGATAGTGCATTTAATGAAATAAGCGAAGGAGTCAGTGGCTTTATTAATGAAATTGAAAGTGCAGTAGGCGATCTTGGACTAGACCAATATGGCATTGACACTGGCAGTTTATTAGATGAAGCCAAAGAAAAAATGAGCGAATTTACCAAAGAACTTAATTCCGTTACAGTTCCTCCAGGATTCTCCACTGGAGTAGGCCCTGGTACTGTTCAGAACTCTGTGGTAGAAAATTTTAATTCTATATATATGGAAGAATTTGAATTTGATCAAACAGCATATGGTTCTCAAAACACCCATGGTGAGAATTTACCTTTTGGTGAATATGATCCAAAAATAAAAACACTAGTAGGTCCAAACTCTAAATTTGCAAATAAAAGTATTTTTACAACGGCTTTGTCAAATAGCCAATTGGGTGCACCATACTTAGTACAAATGGAATTAACTATCAAAGGAGATCCTTATTGGCTTGGCAAAGAAGCACCAAAAGTAAACAATATATTTATTCACAAGCCAGGCAATGAATATTTAGGTTCACTGCAAACAGATATAGGTAAAGTACGCGAACAGTCTATAAAAGAAAATATTGCACCATACGGAATAGGCGAAGTAGGCTTTTTCTTTACATATTTGTTTCCAAGAGAATACAATACATGGCATGATGATCCAAGCAGGCATACTGGAGAAATAAATGATCTATCAATGGACAACTCTTTCTCAGGAACGTTTTTCCCTTACAAAGTACTTCATAACTTTAGTGGTGGACAGTTTAGACAAACTCTACAATGTTATAGAACAATTTATAAAGGACAATTTCCAAAAAGTGCCGAAGAGATAGCGGCAGAGAAACACTTATCAGACCAAGTAAATCGTAGTTTAGATGCGTCTAAAGTACAGTTTGATGAAAACGGCAAATTGGTTCTTGACTCAGGTGATCCGTTAGAGAATGCAATAAACAATTTAACTTTTACTGAATCTGACTTAGCGACAGCCGGATATGTAAATCCCCTATCAATAGATAGACTTAATAATAGTGACGGTGGTTAAATAGTAATATGATACCAAACCGCATAAAAGAAAAAATCACATCCAATGCAAGTAAAGGTTTGTCGCTGTATTTTGGCACAGTAATTAGTGCAGACGATCCTTCTAGAAATGGAATACTCTTAGTGCATATACCAGAATTAACAGGCACAAACAAAAGTACTAGTGTCTTATTTGATTGTATATGGACATCACCATTTGCTGGTGCAACTCCTGAGAGAGGCACAGGCGATAAAAATGCACCTGACGTTGCACAAACCAGTTATGGAATGTGGATGAGACCACCTGATAATGGTAATCAAGTTGTAGTAGGTTTTTATGAATACCAAGGCCAACTCTCCGGAATAATCTTAGGGTGCTTATTTCAAACAAATAGAAATTTTATGGTACCAGGTATTCCAGCAGGAAAATCCATAGGTGGAGTGACACCTGTTAATGAAGCAAACATGTCTGCAAATATCAAGGATCATAATGTAGAATACAGCGGTACTGTTAAAAGTGTCAAAGTAAAAGCAGATGACAGATCAATGCACGAATTAGAAAGTGTTATTTTTTCACAAGGACTGATAGATGATTTTATAAGAGGGCAAAGTACTAGTGGTGCTAGGCGGGAAGGCGCAAGTGAAGTATATGGTATATTAACACCAGGTCCCAAGAATCCTAAAGATCCAGGACTAAGACATGCTGGACATCAATTTGTAATGGATGATAGTAACGATAATCCATTTATAAGAATACGAACCGGTGGCGGAAATCAAATAGTACTCAATGACGCAGAAAATTTAATATACATATCTAATAAGTCAGGTACAGGGCATATAGAAATAGATGCCGATGGTAACATAGACATTTACGGCACAGGCAGTTACAATGTAAGAACATCAGGTGATATGAACCTCAGAGCGGACAAGGATGTAAATATAGAAGCAGGACAAAATGTTAATATCAAAGCCGCTAACAACTATCCACATCCAAACGACCCTAACGAAACACAAAAAGGTATTGTAGATGTAGAAGAATTAGCATACTTAAATCCAGTATATCAGAGTGTATTAAATAACGGTAGTGTGAACATCGAAGGTGTGAAAGATATTAATATGTATTCTAATGCTATAAGTATAGAAGCAAGACCTAGACTATTTACAACCGCTGGTACCACAATGCCAGGTAGTTTACAATTATTTGGTGATAACAAAGTACATATGGCAGGCACACAAATAGAAATAGCCGCACCAGCCTCTGTAAATAATCCGCCCTCTGAACCTACATTACAAATCAAGTCAATGGGAGATGTAGATATATTTTCAACAACTCATACACATATAATGGGTCTAACAAAAACATACATCAATGCTGGCGACACGGTTGATATTCAAACAACAACATTGCCGACTTTGCCACCTTTGCCTATTGCACCTAACATGAGTGGCATACAAACAACCGAAACAACAAACACATTACTATCGTTTGAATTAGCAGGTATACTATCAGGTGGTTATCCTAAAAGAGCAGAACAAGGCAAAAGTCCATTAACGCCATTGCTTTTATTTGATCAAAAAG